TCTAATTTTATGACTTAGTTCGCGGTTAGTGACCCACATCTAAACTCTTACAATACGTCTCCCACAATCTTACACATTCTTCGAGATTAGGACACCAAGTATATCCACAAGAAATACAACATCCATGCTCATCATACGGAGACGGAAGCTGTCCTATGATGTCCAATAAAAAATACCAAATCATTATGATATAACATATATATTTATCTCACCTTCTTTTAATTTATAACTTAGTTCGCATCATTCGCCTCATCCAACATAGTCTGCCAAGTTGCCGGAGGTGTCCAAGCCTCCGTATTGCCCAACATTCCGTCACTCCAATAACCGAGGAGACACTCTTTGAGTTTCTTGATAGTTGGGAGAAGTTTATGAAAACTTGGTTCATAAACTTCTCCAAGTAGTTCGTCTTGGATAGAGACGAGTATATCTTCTTCTGTGTCATTCTCCGCCTCCTCCAACATGAGTTCGCCAATCCACTTCTCGTCGTAGTTTAATTCGGACATCGCTTGACAGAACTTTTCATAGGCATTACATCCCAAGATGTGTCCCGTGCCCGGCTCATTCATAATACCGTCTGTGAGTTCTTTCAGTTTCTTGTTATCTTCTTCAAGTTTATCATTCTTTTCTTTAACAAATCTACAAATATCCATCTGTTTCATAATCTCCCTTACATTCACGACACCACCTACTCCATCACTAACCATAAGTAATTTTTTATCATTCAGTTCTTCTTCTAAATCTTCAATCTCTTCTTTTAGTTCTGTAATAACTATATTCTCTTGTTCTGCTTTCCAAGTATCATAATGACTTTGATAAGCGTCTTGAATTACTTTATGCCTTTCTTCTTTTAGTTTCTTGTTCTCCTTTTTGAGTGTGTCACGTTCGGTTACCATTTCCTCGACTTCCTTGTAAAGAGCATTCTTGCTGACAAGCAACTCCTTGTTCTTCTTCTCCAACTCTTCTACCTTCCATGCTTCGTTGTTCGCGTTGTCCACCATCTTGTGATATTTATCGAGGAGCATTTGTTCGTGGGACATGTCAGACATTGTTGTTTTTGTATATGGTTTCGATTCTAACCCAACTTCAAATTTGAAGTTTGCGACTTGTTATAGACCTTTTGCTGAGTCCCCACTGAGTGTCCTCTGACGGATGCATCTTTCACCATCTCCTTATGTATCTCATTCTGGCCAGCATATTTACCCGAGAGATACGCCTTCGCCAAGAGGGTCGTACTCACTCTCTTCCCCATATATTTCTCAGAATACTTTATGAGTATCTGACTAATATTATTACGATTCATCGGAGATCCATCGCGCTTCTTGAACATCACTCCAAATCCAACTATCTTAATATATTGACGAATTAATCTTTTTAGTTCCATATCTTCGACCTCGATAACTTTTTGACCATATGTCTTATTTGTTTTGTAATCGTTGAGGATTAACTCAATTTTCGACTTTCCGAGAACAATATAGTTTATTTCTGTATTGTTCTCAATCTTTTTAAAATCACTCGCCTTCATTGAGACCATACCAGCCACATCATTACGAAGGGGCAATTTTAAATAGATGTTAAAGAGCATATATGCTTGATACAATTCCAAATCATTTGCGATTATCACTCGATTAGATTTCTTGATATCATTGAGGCTTTTCTTCATTTTTGTGACCATTACTTGAATCTCTTCCGTGGTCGCAAAGTTATTCTTCTGCTTTTCAGATATAACGCCGGATTCTTGCTCCTTGTTATATTTCTCACCATACTCATTACGTCTCTGCTGATATATTTGAATCAAGTTTGAGTCAGCCTTGACGGCTTGGAGATAGATGATGATTGCGTTAAAATAATTCTTTTGCGTGCTAAAATGAAGCTCCTTTAATTTTTCAAAAATATCCTCTGGCGATTCGAGAAACTCATAGGAATCTGTATTAAACAGAACTTTTAATTTATTCAGATTCTTGACATATATACTTAATGTAGATTCTTTTATTGAATCTTTTTTAAAAGTTTTAATTTCTTCCATTTTTAATATATACATAACTTAGATTTAAATTAATTCAAATTTTATTAAAGTTCGAGATAAGGGTGGAAAAATGTAAATAGTTTTACGCGAAATAGCAATCCATGCGTCCGTCCTCAATTGTAGCAACTTTGAGAAGTTCGAGATAAGCACGGAGAGTGTAGTTCCCAGCCGGAAGGACAGTCTTGAAAGTCAAATCAATACCCTTGTTATTGACTCTCTCACCACGATTGAGACGGAAGGCAGTCCAGCGGAATCGACCACCAAGACCCGGAGTCACTAATCTCTGCTGATGACCTTCAAAAGTCGCTTGTGTTAGTCCAGTTCGAGAGTTGGCTTGTCCCGGAGCAGCACTTCCAGTGTTGTAATATTCATCCTTAGAAATCATAGGGATTCCACCTTCTGCGTGAGCAGTAGTCTGGAAGAGCTGGGCATCATTGCTACGATCTACTGAGAATAAAAATCGGTCATTGTATAACAGATTCGTTACCATTAAGTCACCATTGTCTTCGGGACAAGCCGCAACATATCCATTCAACATACTCCTCGAATCCTTATTGGCATCCGGCTGAACTCCATAGATTACCTTCGATACCAGTCGACCATTTCCACCGAGCTGGAAAGTTAAATCAGCAAATGCGGTTTGAGCGCCAGTCCGTTTCGCAAGACGGTAATCTTCATACTGGAAGACTAACTTAGGGTTCTGCTCGGCATACTGTCGCATAATCTCACCATCATAGGTAATACTATCGTAGATGAGTTTAACTTCACTCTCATTAATCTGATACGATACATCACGTGTGCCAGTATTGTCACAGCACATACGAACCGAGTTAGATGCTCCCGCTAAAACAGAGACCTCATCTTGGAAGGTAATATCAATGTGAATCTCTTCATCAATCATAAATGCCGGGAGCTGGTTGGTCTTCAAGAAGGGGAACAAGTCAGAGAGATATACAGAGTATACCGGTGCTTCTGCGATAGTTGCCGCAGATGTTGCGTCGTGAATCTGAAACGGGAGTAATTGCATCGGGTGGTCTGAGCCATCCGTAGTCAATGGGTTTTTACCCAAATCAATGCCATACTGAGAAGCAGAATTAGGAGTCTGGTCGGCACCAGCACCAAAGAAATCATCTTCATATATCGGACCGTGGTTAATTGCTCTCTGCGATAAGAACTGCTCACGCTCTTTGTTATTCTCGTTAGAGATAAACATCGACTGATATGCGTGAAACTCACCATAATCTTCAATAGCACAAATCTGCTTGTTGCCGACCATCAACTGAGCGGTCTTAATAAGACTCGAAACTCCAATATTTAATGGGTAAAAAGCACGAGCATTCGTTAGAGGCGTAACAGCAAGAGTTATCTTCGAGTTCGAGTGAAGGAAGCCGGCTACACGGGAGAGGGTGAAGCGAACTCTACGCTGATTAAAAGTCACGGGATCAATTACATCCGTGGTTAAAGTCTGTCCAAAAGTAGTGGGAATCTGACCTATTTTCATTAGGTCGGGAATCTGTGTTTCTGTAACATCATCAGAAGAAGTCATCGCATCCATTTGTGAATCCATATTATAATATTATTTATAAAAGAATTTGAAGATTTAAATTGAGTTTTTTATTTATTCAATAGAAATTAAAAGTTACATTAGGAAGTTGAACTCTACATGACAACTTGAATTCCCGCAGAGGAATCATAGGCAACAACAACCTTACTCTTGACAAAGAGATAGGCAGATACCGGATTACCGTCTTCCAAGCCATTAGTCATCTGAACAGAGAACTGAGCGCGAGAGAAATCTACACCATCAGCATCAAGCATATCATATAGAACTCCAACACCATAGATTGCTCCGGCTTGGGGCATAAGTCTGTAACCGGTTGCGGCATCCGCATCTACTGTGAAACTTCTGTTCGTCGTTAGAGGACCCGCACCCGTGCGATTGTGCTGGGACTCCGGAATGATAGAGTTGAGGAATCCCTTAATAACTTGGGAATCTACAACAGTATTCGGGTTATTTATCGTATTATAGACCGAATCCACTTCAAAACTGAGAGGGAATCGCTCACCATTACGGAGAAATGAGATTGTATCGAGGTTGGCAAGAGCACCAGTGGCTTGACTCGGCATATAAGTCAAGTAACCGTCTTCCGTAAGATTGTTGACAAAAGCACTCGGAACAAAATTGACAAATGCTCCAAGAACCTTCGAGAGTCCTAACTGGTAATTGATGATAGAGTTGGTTGATTCAAGGGTGGAGAAGTAGGAACTAACTGAGTTGAAAGACCAAACACCTTGGTCGGGCGACTCATCACCAACATCTACCTCGCAAGTTAATTCAACACCACTTAACTCATAAAATGAGTCACTGATATTGGTAGAAGTTCCATCCGAAGAATAGAAGAACTGCGAATCTGGTGCTAAATGAATCTCAATTTCAAGAGGAACTTTTGATAGGGGCAGTTTATCGGCACCGAGAGTCATGCCGGCTGGGAGAGGAATCGAAAACGGGGAACCTTTGGTATTGCGAATAACAGTATCACGGAAGCATCTGTAATTAGAACTAATCAAAGCACTCTCTGAAAGATGACCAGTTTGGTCTTGAAGACCGGACATCACTGGCAAGAATGAAGACATAAAGCGTCCATAATGTCTGATATGTTCGAGGACTTGCTTAGTTTCTGCGTGACGAAAAATTAACTGATCGATAACTCCGAATGCTCCCAGTTTGTGACTGGCACGGAGTTCTGCGGCATTTGCTGCGTCGGGATGAAGGGTTCCCGCAGAGTTACGCCATATATCGAGATTACCCGAAAGGCGAATGGTATCAAGGTCGAGCATCGCATCTTGGCGACCAAGAGTAACGGTGAGAATAGGATTGCCACGGGCAAAGGAGATTTTACCAGTAGAAGGAGTGTTACTCGGTTGGACTGTGAGATATTTCTTAGACATATTCTTATAATATAACTAATAAAAAAAAATAAAAGGTTAAGATTTAAGTGAAAAAAATAATTATTTTTTTGAAAATTTGAAGTTCGAGAACAATACTTAATTATATTAATGGAAATTCAAGGATACAGTAATTATCTCATTTATGAAGATGGTCGGGTTTATTCAAAGAAAACTAATAAGTTTTTAAAAACACCCGTAGATAGTAATGGATACAAACATTTTAATCTATGTGAAAATGGGAGTCAAGATAGCGCAAATATTCATAGATTAATTGCCGTTCACTATATTCCAAATCCGCATAATTATCCGTGTGTTGACCATATCGATAGAGATAGGCAAAACAATCA